CACTTCAGGCAGTGCCTTGCCATCGAGAGACATGACGATCAGATCGCCAAGGCGGATCGGGTAACGATCCAGGGTGGACAGCCGGCAGTTGAGCATGAACTGCAGCTGCACGGTGGCGCGCGTCATTCGCATCTCGCGGCCACGTAGCTCCTCATCACCAAACCGTTCTGGATCGGTTGGTGTGCCGGCCAGTGCCGGCTGTTCGATCACAGCTTCCGCGATGCTTGGATCCAGCGCGCCCTCGTAGCAGTCCCACTGATCGGGGTCATTCGGATTGGGGTAGCGAGCAGGCCAGTAGCGGATGGCGTAGTTGCGTTCACGCACCAACCGCAGGTAGAGCGATGTCTCGAGGTGCGGCGTACCGAGGAACATGATCATCCGCGGCAGGTCCTGACCCTCGTCGGGTTTGAGGATCGCCTCGAGCTCTGTGACCGCTTGCGCCAGGCGCTCCTGTTTCAGGGGTGTGATCGAGTTGTTGAGGGTTTCGATGTCATCCGGGATGGCGCAGGTGCAGCGTTTGCCGGTCAATGCCGGTGAGAGGATGCCAACGGCACGAACAGAAGGCGATTGATCCACGATCGCGGGCCCCACATCGAACGCCTTGGTGGAGCTCCGGCCATCAGCGCGTGGTTCCAGGCAGCGCAGGATGTCGATGTCACGGATGCAGCGCTGCATGAAGGTGGTGATCTCCACCGCTTTTTCCAACGTGCTGCCAGGGATCAACACCTTCTCGTTGAAGGGGTCAATGCGCAGACGATGCAAGGCCCGGAAGGCGGCCATGGTGGATTTGGCCACACCACGAAAGCCAACGGTGATCTGCCGGTTGGGACCGTTCTCCATCCAGTCGCAGATGCCCAGCTGCTGTCGGGTGGGCGTCTCTGCCAGGTTCAGCTCCCGCAGCAGGTAGCAGACGAAATAGGCGAACCGTCCAGGACCGATCTCAGGTGGGATTGGCGACCAGCTCAAAGGGAAACCCCTCCCACCGAAGCAGAAGGGGTTTCACCACCTACCACCGGGGTCACCGATGGATCGCCAGGGAACCACCCCCGCACGACGAGCACAGCCTAACCCTCAACAAAGGCTTCGTTCACCTCTTTGGTGGCCGGGTCATCAGCTTGGAACTGACCCTTTTTGGTGCGCGCCCGTTTGGCCGGCGTTGCGGGCGTGTCCGTTGGGGCAGGGCACACAGCTCCCAGCAGCGCCTGCTCAGCTTCTGCCACCACGTCATCAGGCACATCAGAACCCCAGGCCTGCAGCCCAAGACGAATCCGCTCGGAGTTTGAGACGTACACGGGTGCAGTGCAATCAAGCACAGGGTATCGCGTCATCCGGCATCCTCCAGTGCGGCTTTGAACTGAGCCCAGAGGTGTCCGCGGGTTTGCGGACCGCCAATGCTGGCGACGTAGGGGTTGAGGATGAAGTAATGACTGCCGCTTTGCCGGTCATAGACCTTGACCAGGACCGCGTGTTTACGCAGCCGACTGATGGAACCAATGCAGACGGTGTGCGCCATTTCCAGCTGTTCAGCCAGAGCAAGCGCAGTGACACGCACCTTGCCGGTGCGATCCATGCGGCTGATCATCGCCAACAACACGCTGATGTCACGGTGCTGAAGGTCACGCCTGGCGAGAGCTGCGAGAAGGCCCTCCAGGTCTTGAGCCTGATGCACCATCACGAAACGATCCGCTTCATCGAAATAGCCTGACATGAAGAACAACGAGGCTTTGTTATGGGGAACAGAGCTACCTCACCCCTAGGAAACCCCTACGACATTCCTGCGACTGGCATAGGAAAGACGCATGGGACACAAAATGCTGAAACCAGTCATAGCAAGGGGAGTGCTATCTACCCTGTTGAGGGTGGCCACAACATAGCCCCCACCTCATGCCAGTCCACCACTCACCCATCTGACGCGCCCTCTAGATTCTCTATTCAGGGAAGAAATAATCCATAACCAGACAGCGGCCCATTCACACCCACCCACCCCGCCTACAGGGCCCTCCACTGCAACACCCCTGCAGATGCCCTCACAAGGCCCTTCCGTTGGGGTGGGTGCCCACTCACACCTGATTCGCCTCACGGGCACGTTCCCGGCTCTCCTGGCCCCCTCTCCTGCCATCCTGCAGACCTGGCCCGACCCGCGCAATTCGCGCTTTTTCGTTTTTACCCGTTTTGGGGTCGCGTGATCTGGTGGTGTCCCCAGCGCTGGGCGCCGCCGCTCCCCCCCCTGCGGGGGGCCCGCCTGCCCTGCCGGGCCGGCCTGATCCGCCTGCGGCGCCGATGCGGGCCCGATCGGCAGCGGGCGAGCCGGGGCCCTGCCAGCACCTGCCCGCGGTGCGGATTGGGAATCCGCTCCGGGCCGGGTCGGGGCCCTGGGGCAGGGAGAGGCATGCACCGGCCGGGGTTGGCCCGAGACTGCCGCCGGTTGGATTGTTACGTTTAATTTCAGGTACGCTCCACCCCGACGACATCGGCGGCATCCGCCCCACACGGAGCCCAGACTGGCGGGAGCCCTGCACCCCTGAAGCGAGGGAGGCGGGGCTGGCACCACCTACCACCACCACCAAGGGAAGAACCAATGACGACACACACGACACACACGCAGGCGCACCCGATCGAGCTGGCACTGGTTGCCGGGCTGGCGGTTGCGTTGGCGGTCCGGGAGCTGGTTGCGGCTGCCGTGGCACTGGCTGGCGCGGTTGCTGGCTGGCGGGCCCCTGGGGCTCGAGCTCGAGCGGCTGCCGTGGCACCTGCCGCACCTGCTGCAGCCGTGGCACCTGCCGCACCTGCTGCAGCCGTGGCACCTGCCGCACCTGCTGCAGCCGTGGCACCGATGGCGCCGGCTGTGAATCCGATCGGAGAGCGGCTGGCGATGTATGGCCAGCTGCGGGTTCGGGAGCTGCGCGCGATCGCGCGGGCTGCCGGTCACCGCGAATTGGCCCGTAGCGGTCGCCGGCTGGAGCTGCTGACAGCACTGGGGGCGATCTGATGCGCGCGATCGCCGCGGCCGTGCCGGTCCTGCTGCTGCTGGGCTGGCTGGCCACTGTTCACCACGTCTACGGGCCGGCGGTTCTGCCGCCTACGCAGGCGATGCCCGATCAGTTCCCGGGCCCATGACGCGCCACCGATACCGGCAGGAGGCTCTGAGCCTCGAGGGGGCCAGCCCCCGCGAATACGACCCACAGGGCCTGCAACTGGCCGGCCCGGAGCAGGGCTGGCTGGCCCTCGATGGCGGGGCCCTGGGCCCGCTGTTCAACACCGACACCACCTACCACCCGAACACCGATGATTGACACCACCACCACCACCACCACCGACGCGCTGCAGCTGATCGCGGGCGCTGATCTGGCCCTCGTGCTCGAGGCAGTCGAGCAACACGAGACAGCGCGCGCGGCGCTGCTGTTCGGCCTCGAGGCTGGAACGCTGCAGATCGCCCACACCGGGCCTGGGCTGCCGCGGCCGGCCTACTGCAAAGCCGGCGGGGAGATCGACCGCACCGTTTCAGGCGGCCGGGGGCAGGAGCTGCTCGTTCTGGCCCTGGCCCGCGCCGCGGGGCGCTGGTCGGCAATGGGCCACGGCGACGACATGGGCGACTGCTGGCGACTGGTTGCACGACTGCGCGCCGGAGCGCTGCAACTGGTCGGCAACCACACCGCCGCCGACATGGAGCGCTGGAACTGCTGGTAACGGCAGCCGCGGCCCGGCCGGAGCCGCACCCAATCCGGCCGCACCACCTACCACCACCACCCAAACCCGTGACTTATTCGATTGTTCGGAACTACTTCAACAAGCCCGGCCGGGGCCGGGTCATTGCCCGGGGGTTGACCCTCGAGGAGGCGCAAGCCCACTGCAGCAACCCCGAAACGAGCAGCAGCACAGCCACGAGCGCCACCGCCAAAGCAAGAACGCGACGGATGGGCCCGTGGTTTGACAGCTTCACCGACAGGCGCTGACGACAGCACCGAGCCCCTGGGCCTCGCCCTCGGGCTCCCTGCTGCCCTCTGGCAGCTCACCACCTACCACCACCACTGCACCATGTGGAACCCTGCTCACAGACAAGACGACCCGGCCGCGCTGCCGGTTCACACCGTGCCGGCCCTCTGGGGGAGCCGGCCCGACCCTGACGGCACGTGGCGCGGCTATGCGCCCGACTGGCATGTTCTGGTTCTTGTGCCCGACCCGACCGATCGCAGCTACCCGTTCTGGGTTTATGGCTGGTTGCCGGCCCGTGACACCACCGACGGAGCGCCCGCCGGCGAGCCGTTCGTCTGGAAAACGGCCGACCTGAGCGACGCCCGCTACGACCTCACCGAGGCCGTAGCACTTCCGGCGAGGGCCTGATCGTGGACAGCCTCGAGCGGGCCATGCGGCCGAACCCATGGCCGGGCCACCCGAACGCCTACCCGTGCCCGTGGGGGTGCAACGGGACCGGAAGCATGCCGTGGTTCGCCCACATCCAAGGCGGGGTGTGCTTCAGCTGCCACGGCAACGGCTGGATTCTCGGCAAGGGCTCACCACCACGGCGGGCCACCACGAAACCGGGCCGGCGATGGCGCCGCGATGGCGCCCGGATCATCCAGGCCTGACGACAGCACCGAGCCCCTGGGCCTCGCCCGCGGGCTCCCTGCTGCCCTCTGGCAGCGACCACCTACCACCCGCCACAAATGACGATCACCCACGTTTTCTGGAGCCCAACCAAGGCCCGAACGATCGACGCAGAACACCCGACCACCGGCCGCGGCGCCTACTCAGGCCTGACCCTGCAGGAGCTCAACACCCGGGAGGGGGTGACCCTGCAGCGGATGACATGCGAGAAGGCCTGCCAGCTGCAGACGGAAGCCGACCGGGCCCGTTATTGCACCGGAGCCGACGAGGTGACAGCCGAACGGGCAGAGGATGCGCTGTGCTGCCTGCCGCCTTACCGCTGGACCCGGACAGCCGGTGTCGCTGCTACCAGCTGGGAAGCGTTCGCCATTGGCGAGCCTCTGTCCGGTGATTTGCGGACGTGGTTCGTTCGGCTGGGGCACCGCTGGTTTGAGCTGATCGAGGATCGCGCGATCGACTACGCCGACCTGATCGACGCCGTGAAGGCGAGCCCCGCATTTCACCGCGCGGAGGCCTGAACCGCCGCGGCCCGGCCGGAGCCGCAACCAATCCGGCCGCACCACCTACCCCCAACACCGATGACGCCACGATCCCGCGCCTATCCGCTGGCCTGCCGTTCCCTCTATTGCGGCGAGCTGTCCTGCCCTGCAACGTGCCACCACCTACCGGAGCTCGAGGCCTTCCGGGCCTGGCAGCAACGGACCGGCGCCCACCAGCCGGACCCGATCTGGTGCCCCACCATCTGGCAGGAGGCCTGAGCCATGACTGAATCCCTGACGCCCGACGAGCGGGCCCTTCTCACCCAGCTCCTGGCCCCGCGGGTGCGGGTGCTGTCCGATCTACTCGCCGCCCAGGTGGCCGGGCTGCCGGCGGGCTGTTGCGACTGGGCCGACACCGCCGACGATCTGGCGGTGGCTCGCGGTCTGCTGGTGAAGGTGCAGCAATGACCCGCTCTGAAATCTTCTGGATCCTCCACATCTTCACCATTCCGTTTCAGGCGCTCTACGCCGCGATGGTGCTGGTGCCGCTCTGGATCATCGGCAACGTGTGGCGCTGGTATCGAACACCGGCCAGCGTCCGCCGCCGTAAAGAAGCAGCAGAACAGCGGCGCAGTGCCGCAGCATGGGATGCGATCGAACAGGCCACACGCGCCGAGCTTCTCGCGCACGGTCTGATCGACACACCCGAGAACAGGGTCAGGTTGCGCAGCGGGCACCGCTGCAGCGGACGATGACGCCCGCCAACGTGGCCGGCCTGTTGGCCGGCATCCGCCAGGCGGCCAAGATGGCCCGCGCTGGTGCGTTGCATCCCGGTGTCCCCGAGGTGTTCCTCTGGATCGCCGCCGGTGTTGACCATCGCAGCGACCCGGCAAAGGTGAGCGGGCTGAGCGTGCGGGAGATCCGCCGCATCTGCCACACGCTGCAGGGGCGCGGCTACCGGGAGCGGGGTCGCTACGTGGACTCTGCCTTCCGGTTGGTGCAGAGCCGCCCGCATCCCCACCGCCGTGGTGACCAGCTGGTTCTGACCAGCGAAGGCCATGGCCTGATCTCCAGTACGTTTGATTTATCTACAGAGGTGTAGTCGTCATGAGGGTTTCGCTTTTAGCTTCAGTTGAGTTTCAAAGTCGTTGCCTGTTGTGGCATTACTCACTGTGGCACGAGCGCGCGGGCGGACGGCACTCGCTAGCGGTGCAGAGGTGTCAGAGTGTTCCTAGGAAACTCCTAGGAAGCGAACCATGGATCTGGGTCAACTGGAGAGGGCTCTTGGGGTTTTTGCGACTCTGGACCCGATCGAGTTTCCGTTGCACCGTGCGCAACTCTTCCTCGAGGTGGCAAAGGCCGGCCAGCGCGGCTGCACCTATGGCGATCTCGAGGATGCGTTGAACCTGACCAACGGCTCGGTGTCGCGCGGTGTCGCCTCCCTCGGGGAGGTGAACCGCCACGGCACAACCGGCTACCGGCTGGTTGAAACGATCAAAGACCCAGGCCAGCCGCGCCGTTACCGGGTGCGGCTGACAACTCGAGGGCGAGCCCTGCTGCGGCAGCTCGAAACCCTCTGAACACCACCTACCACCACCTACCACCATGAGCGGAACCGTCCGCAAGGCTGCCGATGGCAGCTGGATCGCTGATGTATCGGTGAACGGCACGCGCCGCACCGCACGCTGCAAAAGCAAGGCCGAGGCCCTGGCCCGCAAGAAGGAACTCCTCGAGCGGCTGGTGACCCGTGAGGCCAGGCCCGTTTCCACCTTCACCCTGGCTGATGCCCGGGCCCTGTCGCTTCGTGTGCGATGGGGCGGCACTGCCTACGAACGCACCGCGGCGATCTACAGCGCGCAGGCGGTCGAGCACTTCGGCCGCGGCTGCTCCCTGGATGCCATCACCACGCCCGCGGTTGATGCCTGGCGGCAGCTCCTGCTGCAGGGGGGCAACCGGCCCAGCACCGTCAACCGCAAGGTGTCAGCACTGCGGGCCATGCTCGCCGATGCCCAGTTGCACGGGCACCTGCAGGACGTGCCGAAGATGCCGCAGCAGCTGCGCGCCGGCGGCCACCGCGATCGGGTAATCAGCGACCAGGAGCGGGACATGTTGTGCAACGCCTTTCGGCAGATGGGTGAACCCGCCGCGGCCGATCTGCTGGTGTTCCTCCTCGAAACCGCCGCCCGCTGGGGTGAAGCCGAACGGCTGCGGTGCGAACACGTCGATCTGGTGAAGGGGCGGGTGACGTTCTGGGCCACCAAGAACGGCAAGCCCCGATCGGTGCCATTGACCAGACGGGCAACTGATGCCCTGCTGCCCCATCACACGGCCCTGGGGGGTGCCCGTCTCTGGCCCTACAGCTACCGGCGGTTCCAGTGGCTGTGGGATGCCGCCAAGGGTGCCACGGGCCTGGCTGGTGACTCTGCGCTGACGATCCACACCACCCGCCACACCTGCGCCAGCAAGCTGGCCTCGAGGGGCATCCCCTTGCATCAGCTGATGGCTTTCGGTGGCTGGACCAGCCTGGCCAGCGTGCAGCGCTACCTCCACCTGCACACCGATGCACTGGCCGGGTGCGTCGCCGCGCTCGAGCTTTAATCCCGACCTGCGCCGCCGTTTGTGGATGCGTCCACCGGCGGCGTTTTGCTGCGCCGATGATCGGCAGCGCTGCGGCAGCGGCAGCGGCGCAAAATCCCCAAATGCCTTACCATGACTGGCGGGAGCATGGCGGAAATGGCAGACGCAGCGGACTTAAAATCCCTTCCGCACATCTGCATCCACTCAGAGATCAAAGGCGGATCGGTTCTCCTCTGACTGAAATCAGCTCTGCACCAGTGTTGTGCTCGAGGGGCTGAAAACCTAGTTTGATGCGGGGAAAATCCAAAAAAGTCGCGTCCACCCCCTGTGGATTTGATGCCGACGCATCAGCAAATCGCATCAGCACTGGCCATCCGCTCGAGGTTGGTGACGCATGGGCAGGAGTCGGCCACCGAGTACGGCCGAGCCCTGTTCGCCGAGCACGGGCAGCGGGTTGCTGATGCCCTGGATGCCCTGCTGACCCGCTTCGTTCTGAACCCAGCCATTGCCGGGCCCCACTACGAGGCCCTGCCCCTGCTGCTGCACTTCAGCAGCCGCGGGGTGAAGCCGGTGGCGGCTGTCGCCCTGGGCCGGGTGCTGGATGGCATCTCAAGCCGGCATCGGCATCGCAAGCTGGCGCTGGCCATCGGCCGGGCAGTTGAGGATGAGGTGCGGGCCGGCCGCATAGCAGCGCACGATCAGGACACGTTGCGGTTGCTGCTCCGTCATGAAGGCCGTTCGGTTGCGGTGCGCCCTGCCACCCTCCGCCAGCTGGGCCTGCCGGGTGCGCGCTGGACCCATGGCGATCGGCATGCCCTCGGTGCGCTGCTGCTTCATGTGATCGCATCAGAAACGCCGCTGGTCCGCTTCGTGTCGCAGTCGGTCCGCGGCTCGTCCGTCCAGATGGTGGAGGCCACCGAGGCCACCCTCGAGCAGATCAGGGCAACGCCGCTTGAGATCAGGCAGGAACGCTCGACACCCAACGCCGTGCCGCCCGAGCCATGGAGCTCTTACCAGGGGCTGGTGAAGCGGCGCGACGGGCTATCGCTGGATTACACGGAATCGAGCAGCCGCGCAGCGCTGTGCGTCATCAACAGGCTGCAGCAGCAGCAGATGACCGTGGACCCATGGATGGCAACAGTGCAGCGCGATGCGTGGGAGGCCAACATCCGCGGGCTGTTCCCGGTGACCCGCGATCCTGAGGTGGCACCGCCGCGGCCGGAAGACAACACCGACCGGGCGGCCTGGGCTAAGTGGGAGCGCGCCGCGCGGCTGGCCGGGGCAGAAGAAAGGGCAAACGCTCGAGCTCGAGCCCGCCTGCAG